TGTACCTACTACTGTTACTGATTCTGTTGTTATAGTTGCAGTTACAACCCCCGGGTTTACCTCTGAGACTATTACAGGGTCTATATCAGGTAGTGCAACTGCTACAGGCGTTGAGACCGATTACGGGTGGTCTTACAAATTTAATTCAGATCTTTGTGAGCGCTTAAGTTGTCAGGCTGAAGAAGATGGACTCATTTCTAAAATGTACAACGCTGTACCTACACTTACGATCACTGCTGATGATAGCGGAATACCTAAGCTTAACTATGAGATATCAGGCGTTATCTATGAAGATACCGGCATACCTCAATGGTTGCGTGATGGCTCAATGAGTACTATTGTTCGTGATGAAACTATACCTCCATTGTTCCAAGACGGTAGGCTAACTTATGTTAATCAGAGTGTAAGCTTTGTTCCCGTTGTAGATTCAACAAATACTACTGATTTGGCAATTAACAGGCCCGCTCGCAGAGATGCAAATAACGCTGGTGGAGTTGAGGGCTTTGTAGTAACTGGACGTGTACCAACTCAGACAATAAGAATAGATACGCCATCAAATGCCGATGCGGATTTTACACTCGATTGGTTAGATAGTGATAGTGTATCTCTTGAATGGCGATATGGTCAAGAACAAGGAAACACGTTTTGGTTCTTCGCTCCTACTTCTAAAATTGAAAACGCTACACCATCAGATCAAGATGGATTCATGAAACAAGAACTACAATTTAAGCTCACCGGTCAGGACGACGAAGAGCTTGAGATTGTTTGTATTTAAAGGATAAAATATGTTCGAATTAGTGCCACCGAAAAGTATGAATATAGAGTATAAGTCGGCTTACGATAAGAAGACTTATACTCTTAAAGTGTTTGATTTTGAAGAACACGGAAAGTTTAGACAGCTGTTTCTTGACTGCTCAACTCTCCATAAGAAGACTAAGAAATTCATATCACTTGATAGTGAGAAATATGATATAGGTATCTGTAAATTAGGTATTGTATCGGTTTCTGATGTAGACGGGAAGTTTACCCCATCATGGGATGTGATTAAAGAGATAGCCAACAAGATAGTATCTATAAATGAAACTATTGAAGTGGAAAAGTAAAGGTATTAGCCTCTATAATAGGTGGCACTTCACACACTTGCATATCAACCAATGAATGGGGGTGTGTGGGGGTTAATACCAAACAAAAAAAATGGTATATTCCATGCTGTAAAGATAAGAAGTGTCGCAAATGTAAGGGTAAAGGTCGGGTGCACCCTAAGAGATGCCCTAGCCATTACTACCAAGGTGAACTTAGAACGTTAAGGTATTTGTATGACTCATATCAATATAAAAACTTACTACCCTTCAGCGGCTCACCCCTTGATCAACCAAAAGTTCTTTTTGATTACTTCGGCTTAATAAATTATTATGTCGGTCTTATTGATGAATTAAAAAAGACAGATACAGAAGATAACGCGGCATTTAGTGCCAAAATAAATAGAGTTGCAAATGGCTAAGAAAATTGGAATTGAAATTGAGGTCGATAGTAAGGGCGCTGTAACATCACTTAAGCAACTTGGAAAGTCTGGTGAAGAGGCAACTAATAAGATATCAAAAGGATCTAAAGAGGCTACAAAGTCACTTAATCTTCTTGCTACTGTTGGTATAGCGGGTGCGATAGCCGGTACAATTAAGCTGGGAACCGGAGTCATAAAACTCACCGATCAATACAGTTTACTAAGGTCTCAAATGAGGCTAGTAATTGACGAGGGTGGCAATCTTGACTCTGTACAACGAAAATTATTAGAAACAGCAAATGAAACTAGACAATCATTTGCAGCTACGGTAACTTTATACGCTAGACTTGACAGAGCTACAGAGCAATTATTTTTAACAGATCAGAAAGTAATTGACGCTACCGAAACATTAAACAAAGCTATTATAATAAGCGGAGCGAGCGCCCAAGAGGCTGAAGCGTCAATTATTCAGCTATCACAGGGTTTAGCATCGGGAGCTTTAAGGGGTGATGAACTTAGGTCTGTTTTAGAACAAGTACCGAGAGTCGCCAGATTAATAGCGGATGGTCTAGGCGTAAGTGTTGGCGCTTTACGTGAGTTAGGCACTCAGGGTGAACTAACTACAGCAAAGATAATTGGAGCGATTCAAGATCAGACAATAGCAATAAATGAAGAGTTCCAGACAATTGAAAAAACATCTTCTCAAACATGGACTATACTTACAAATAACGCTGAATCATATGTAACACAACTAGGCGTAGTTAAAAGTGCTCAGGAGGCATTCAATAGCGTACTTGCTGGCGTTAGCGTATTGTTCGAGTCTCAAAATAAATTTGATGCAATACAGAAAGCTAAAGAGACCGATATACAGAACAGATCTCTTGAACAACAATTCATGGTTCTTAGTGACATAAAAAGACTTCAGGAATTTGATCTTGGTTTTTCTAAAGAAAAAACAGGTGAACTACTTAAAGAGAGAATAGAGGCTGAGCTAGGAATAATAACGGTAAGAAAGAGAATCAAAGCCGAGGAAGACCTAAGAAAAGCAAAAGGCTTAGAGGCCATAAGGGTCGCCGAGCAATCCGGACTTGATGAGCTTGAAAAGACAGCCAATGAAAGAAATCAATTAGCTGACGCTAAATTACAAGAACAAATAGCGAACGAAAATATAAGAAATGACGAAAGGAGAGAGCGAGAAGCACAGGCTGAGTTTGAATTTTTGGAAAAGGAAGCTGAAGATGAGATAAATTTTCAGAAGAAGATATTTTTAGAGCAACAAGAGTTTGAGGCAAAGAAAGGGGCCTTAAGGTCTAGGGCTTCTCAGAATGAAAAAGACATAGCTAAGTCTACGTCAGATTTTAAAAGAGGCCTAAATGAAGGTGACGCCAGAGTAGCAATAGATTCATTCAGAACTATATTCGGCGAAAGTAAAGCTCTTGCGAGCGCTGAGATAATTCTAAGCACCGCTATAGGTATTCAGAAGTCATTCGAACTATTACCTCCATTCGACTTTATAAGGGCTAGTATTGTCGGTGCCTCTGGTGTCGCACAATTAGCCAAAGTAAACGGAGCTAAGTTTGCAGATGGTACAGAGTATGTGCAAGGGGCAGGGACAAACAGAAGCGATTCAGTCCCAGCAATGTTATCAAGGGGAGAACGTGTTGTTGATGCTCAAACTAATGCTCAACTTGGCGGCGTTAGCAATTCTGATTTATTGAGCGCTGTAAATGGAAACGGTGGACACACATACATAACAATCAACGCCGGCATAGGTTCAGATCCTAACAAAATAGCTCAAGCAATAGAGAATTATAGGGGCATATCTAAGGATAGAAACCAACGACCAGAGCCGATAATATGATAATTACCTTTAGTGATTTAACAGCCTATACAGTAGACATAGAGAAGTCATATCAACCGGCATGGTTTAGGGCTATAAAATTCTATTCGTCCTTCAGTCAGTCCATATTGAACTCAGACAGAGGTATAGATTCAGATAAGTATAGTTGCTCATTTTCAATCATTGGTGATATTGATGATTTAAAATTGATTGCCACATCATTGAATGGAGAGAAGAAACAGATAACAATTGATACCGAGGGTGAAAAGATATTCGGCCCTGCTATTGATCATACTTCAGTGTTTACATGTAATATTTTAAATGATGTATCTTACCCGATTAGAGATATTCTTACCGTTACAATACCGTTATCAGTTCAGGTAGTTTCGCCGGTTGTTTATGATGGTGCAGTATCTTCTATACTTCCAGAATTATTTTACCAATTACCAGTAAATAGGCTGATAAGCTTCCACAAAAGGCCATTCTCAGCCACTACACAGGGCGATTATGGAAACATGGTAAGAGTTGATAGCTCAGGCGATACGATAAACGCCGAGACAGCAACCATAGAGATCAATCAAACTGGTGATGAATTAGCTCAATTGCAAAAGTATTTATCTACAAAGCGTGGTGATTCGTTCATTATAACGACTACAAATATTGAATTATTTTTAAATTCATTAAGTACTAGCGTTATAGCAACGGCCTTTTCATTTAGGCAAACTAGTGTTAAATTTTGGACTGCTACCCTAACATTGGTTAAAGCATAATGGCTATTAATAATCAGGAATTGAGATACAAAATAGAAATCGAGGATATACAGAGTTATGTTCTTAGAATACCGGTTTCTATTACTGCAAACTTTATAGTAAATGAAGTGGTAAATGGAGACGATAGCGGAGCCTCTGCTGTCGTTGTAGAGAATACCGCTCTTATTGATGGCTATATAAAGATCAGGAACAGAAGCGGCTTCTTCTATACTCTTGAGGGTCTTACCGGCTCTGTATCTGGGCTTGCTTCAAAAACTGGTGAAACTGAAGATACAAGCGAACTATATGATAATGTCGGATTGGGCATATCTGGCGGGTTATGGACTTTATTAAGTGATGAAGACTTATTAACAGATATCAGAAACCCAAACAGTAAAATAAATATACTCGATGGTGGCGGCTTATCTTCTGGCGATTCTTTCGGGTTCAATGTAACTAATCAAACATTATCCACAATTATACAGCAAGACGGCTTGTATTTTAGGGGCCGTAAAGTAATGTTTTATATCGGCTTAGTAAATATAGGTGTCACAACATGGTATCAATGGTGGACGGGCGTTGTCGAAACTATAAGGGCTACCAGTGAGTTAGAGGTTGAGTTTTCTTGCGCTGATTTGGTTACTCAGATTAAGGAAAAAGTAGGGTCAAAAGAAATCCCTATCTGTTTGAATAAAAATTTCAATTGTAAGCTCGTTAGCGATGAAGAAATAAAGAGTATATATACGGCAAAAGTCGGGTTTAACTATGACACTGTTGACTCAGTAGTATTAAACACTGATGATTCTAAAAATAAAATAAGAATACAGGTTTACTCGTCTGGCGAGTGGGAAACAAAACTTACGGATGGTACACAGACGTATATAGAGGTTTCTCTTGGGGCTGGATCAGGTAAAATATTTAAAGTATATTCTATAGAGAAGATTACTAATGGCGTTGATTTTAACGACTATTGGGTATATGTAAACGAAGACGTTTCAGAATTGAATTCAGTGTTTGAGCAAAACCAAGGATCGACAGAGAACTTATCAATAATAAGGCTCGTTAGCTACTTAAACACATACACATTAAGCCAGAAAGAAGTTCAAAAAATACACGATACTTTGAGTTCTTTCAATGAAAAGACACTTACTGTATCTCAAGAAGATTTTGATTTTAATTTATCTTCACCAGAAGATTATGAGGGGTCTATAAATGCCGAAGGTGTTCAAAAGGTAGACGTAACAAGTGTAAGTGAGGGGAATTCAATAAGAAGCTTTTCAATTGTGCCTGTTGTAAATACATTTATTGAGGATTATTGGTATGCCCCCGGTACGGCAGAGTTTAAGATTGATGCAATTTTACCGGCCGTATCAATTAGCGACATGAATGATATCGCAGAGAAAAAGCAAAAATTAATATTCTTTATGGAAAAATTGCTACTAGAGGGATTTAATGATTTACCAAGTTTAGCAACGGTAAATATAAAAATATCTGGATTAGTTAGGAGTGTTGTTGTTGCCGGTAGTAGATCTTTGACTCTTGTAGATACATCTATTGAATTATCAAGCATACACTTTAATCAGATAGGCATAGATACCGAGGTTATTCTCGGGGACTTAATACTCGAAGATATATCAACATTCACAATGAATGATTTTCTTAATGCTGACGCTCTATCTACATTTAAAATAGAAATAGAAGTTCTTACAAATGCTGGCAGTGCAACACAGCCAACAGCGTACACGCCTATAAATTATGGGTTTAAATATGGTGGAGATTTAAGGGGTGATATCTCAATAGGTTGTGACGGAGAAAACGTACAGCCCGGAAACGAGATTGAAACGGTTACAGATACAATCGACTACATGTTAACTGAGTATTATGATAAAACAGCAGGTGATATTGATTCAGCTTCATTTGCTCAGGCTGAACTAGATTTTAATATATTCCCTAATAATCCTGTTAGAAATTTAGCTCACCAGATTATACAGCAAAATCAAGGTAACGCATTATTAAGTGATATGCTTATTACTCAACATTTGTGCATGTATCCCGGTCAAGATGGTAAATTCAGATTAGAAAACTGGCTACCAAAGAGTATCGTGTTTAGCCAATCCTCAACAGATATTGACTATACGGAAACCGGAGCAAACAGATTTACATATTTAAGCCCAATTATTGAGGGTGATGTAACTAAGATTTATTCAGATATGGAGCTGAATTTCAATTTCAATGAATCTACCGGTAATTATGATAATACAGTGAGAATAAAGAGAACAGATTTAAGTACGTTTGATTTCGATTTGTGCACTGAAGGTATTGATATTTCAGAATATCAACAAGCTTTCTCATGCTGGCAATCTTTGAAGGCTGGCAGAAATCGCATAAACAGAGATAGTCAAACCGTAATAGAGAATAAGTATATTAAAACTGACTTCTCTGACGGTACAGGCACCAGTGAGGCGCTATCTTTTATCCTTGGTCTATCTGGGTTCAGGAATAGAGCGGTACCTTTTGGTAAGGTTCACGTTCCAATTAACCCCACAAACCTATCTAATGAGTTATTATCTTTTGTAGGTATAGAGGATCAATTCATTACAGACGGAATTTTAAGAAAATCTTGGATAGTTGAGCGTGAATTAAACATAGAAGAAAGCAGAATTGAGTATAAAATAGCCTATGACATACATCCTTTTGATATATTTATATATAGGGTTAATGTTTGGAGCGATGGTAATAACCCGGGTAACGTTAAATCGGATGGTAATAACCCGTCAAACGTTAAAACAAATGGATTAGGTGTATAATGAGCGAAGCAATTTATCTTGAAGTTTACGAGGCCACGACAGGCGCTACAGGGTTAAAACAATTAACAACACAGGTTGATCCATCAGTAGCCGCAAATACAACTATATCCTATCGCTCACAATCAAACCAGCTTACAACATATTATAACTCTCTCAAGGTTGATCAATTAATCCTTGATGCAATCAGTTCTGCCGGTTCAGGTGGTGCTTTCGTGGTGGTCACAAATGAAGCAGAATTTACAGCCGCTTTAGAAAACCCTTTAGTGATCGATATCTTTTGCAAACGTGTTGATTTGATTGTTGCAACAAACCCAACTAACGCATTTGTTACATCATCTAAAAATATTTACGGTGGTGAGGGTGATTTTGTATTACCGAATGCAATGGCAGACTATCGAGTAAACTTTCCTACGTCTGCCGGCGTTAGCGAAATAACAATATCTTTTTATGTGCCTATAACGGGGGGGTATGCGGGATTTGGTGCTTACGGCGGATACGTTGGCTCTCCTGATTATAAGATTAGGTACTCGCACTCAGAATCAGGTAGATTCAACCTAGCAACGAATGTGACTTCACAATACGAGTCTACCGGATCAGGCATGAGCGTAGATGAAAGTTCTATGGTGATGTGGTCTGGGCGTACTTCCATGGGTAGTGCGAGTCAAGGTGTTGCGAGTGTATCTTCTGCACTAAACACGGGCGGGACAGCAAATCACCGAAGAAGTCGTTACGATATCGCACCATTCCCTTACGATACAGCGGGCGACCCATATGTTGAGAGGTCTGTAAAAACGGAAGATCCCGATCCTGCTTCAACTGCTGAGATTTTCAAAGAGACGATTGATAGTAACCCAGCCGCACCACTTGAAGATAGGTTCAAAGCCCTTTTTGGTGGGTCGTCAATCCCCTCTTTTATGTATAACGAACTTGGGCATATGTCCATTGGAGGTGCTTCGTATCCGTGGGATAGTACATATAAGGTTATCGAAGTTGGGGGCGTTGCTTTTTATACTGACGAATCTGGCACTGATGGGGTTGCTTATAATTGCTATTACGATGCCGGTGCATGGAGGTATAAGCAAAGTGCTGTTCATGCTGTCAGAGAGGAGGTTATTGATAGGGTTAAGTCTAAATACGAATCTAAATATAACGACACAATAGTAGCTGGCAACTCTATACCATGGACAAACGCAAGATACGATAAGACCGATCTTAAATACAATTACGAGTTTAGCACCTTAACAACGGGAGCGGTTGGTCCTACACAGGTACAAGGAAATAACGCTACGTTCACTAACTCCACCACGATATACATAGAAGATAATGACCTGAACGGGCTAAACGATCAGCCCGTATGGTTCAATTTGGCGGCTGGTGAAAAAATAGTTATTTGGTCTGGCAGTAACTGGGCAGTGTTCACCGTAACTAGCGCATCTTGGACACCGTTTATAACTACGGTTGTAGGGTCTTTTACGAGAATCACCTCCCCTGTAACGCCCTCCAATGGAAGTGAAATAATATTGGAGTTAATAGTATGATTTTAGAAAATATGATTTGTATTAATCTTGAGAAAAGTAAAGATAAAAAAGAATCTGTTTCTGCTGAATTCGATAAATATAACATGGCTGTTAAGTTTGTAATTGCTGTTGACGGATCAGAAATAGACGATAATGAGCATGGACTTATAGGTGGGTATCAAGCCCTTAATCAGACAATCATTAATATCCTTGATGAGGCTATTGATAATAAACTCGATAGCATTACGATATTTGAGGATGATGTACGATTCACTGAAGACCCGATGAAGGCGGTTGAAGGTGAATCTATTGGTGGTGATTGTGATGTGCTGTATTTAGGCGCAAGAGCATTTCATGCTACCCCAAAAACTGAAAGCGATAGAGTGTTTAGGTTACTTAGTGGCGCTGTTTTAGGTCACGCTATCGTAATTAAAAAATCAATGTTTGATCCGTGGATATCTCAATTAGAGAAGTTCGAAAAGCCTTCAGATTTATGTCTAGTCGATGCATATTCTGAAATGAATGAAGATGATAATCCAAAATATAAAGCTTATTATTTTAAGCCGGGAATAGCATATCAAGAGGCCGGATACAGTGATAACCTAAATAGAGAATGTAAAAAAAGGTGGGTTGATTAATGGGCTTTCTAGGTTGTAACGTAATGAAAAAGGGCGGTAGTAAGATCTATCAACCGTTTAGCGTATCTGGTGGAGTAGGCCCATTGTGCGGCTTCTCAACATACTTCAACGGTTCAGAGAATGTGGATGTAGACTTTGTGTATCGCGCCCCTATGCACATGGAAAGCGATTCAGCGTCAAACCTTACCAAAACATTAGATTGGTTCGCTACAGGGTTTGATATAACGTTGAATGCTAATATTATATTTACAGAGCAAAATGTAAATAGTAGATATTTCAGGCATGAGTCATCAATATCCAGTATTGCTATCGTGTCGATATCTTATCTCAGCACTAGTGCAGAGTTACGATTTTTTGCTCGATGCTCAAACGGTATAAATTACGGCTTTTCTGTAGATATGACAGGTTTAGATTTTAATGAATGTCAATTTACTTGGAATTCCACCACTAAAGTTATTGAGGCTTGTGTAGATGGTGTAGTTGAAAATTCGTCAACATTTACACCTACTGGCACGATGACAATGGACGAGCATTTTATAGCGAATGAGGATATAGGAACAAATTATTCAACAATGTTACTCACAAGTTACGAGGCTACCGGATTAGGTAAAGCTGATTTTGTAACAAATCAAACTGATGGGTTAAATATTATATCAGATAATGGTACGGTATGGTTAATCACTGAAGATGTAGCAGGAAGTTCACAGATAAAAGCAGATGGAACAAGTTCAACAGCTTATGTATGGCCTGATACAAGTAAATTATATCTTCCTGCCGTTGGTTATTCTCAGTTTGACCTAACCAACACCTTAACTCAAGCAGTGCCGAAGGTTAACATAGATTTCAGTGACGAATGGGTTATGATCATAGAAAATCTATTCATTGCCAGTGACGCTGTAGACGATTGCCAGATAGTGCAATGGAATGATGTTTTAGGTAGAACATTGATTTTCTTTTACGATCAAACAAATAGGAGATTTAGATGTACCGTATTTGATGGCACTTCTAATAAAACCGTTAATGTTGGATCTCTTGGCGCTCCTGTAGAGTACGCAACAAGATATCATGTTATCATTAAGTCTGTCGGTGGTACGATAGCGACAAGAGCTTACAGTATGGAGGTTGTTGGATATGCGGGCACAAACATAGACACTGACACACTTGATTTCACTCCATACACGGTGCAAAATACATCATTTTTTAATATTGGCGGTGTTGGTAAAAAATACAGTGGTACTATTGGCAATGTATCATGGGTTACCCCAACTGGAGCAGCCTATTTCGATACGTTCCCGCTTGAAAACAGGGTGCCCGCTTCTAGCGACCTTAACGTTGATGATATTGTTGGGCTCGATAATAGTAGTGTTATGGAGCCTAGCATAGATCGAAGCTATAAATACCCTTATCTTGGCGCTAGTCAAGAGCTTATTAGCGACACTCCGTGTGTAGGTGATGCCTTTCTTACCTCCGGTGGGGCATTTATGTTAAGTGGAGGTTGTCCTTTGGTTCGTGGTGCATGGAATCCGGGATATAGTAAAACCAGTTATACAGGCGGTATTGATCACATTGTTTATTGTGGTGATAGTAACGCACAAACAAACGCTTTTCCGGGTGAAGGCATTACGCCTTACCCAGATAGGCACGCTGCTTATTGCGCCACATGGTTACCAGATGTTACAATTACTAATATAGCATTAAGTGGATTATCTCTATATGGTATGTCTCAGGCGGCATATGATAGGGTTAAGCCATATAACACCGACCCGTCTTTAAGTTTGGTAGGTCGCTATATTTCTGATATAACTCACAACGTTGAGCATGCGGTATCGTTAGGTGCTACAATTATTGTTATGAGTTCAGGCGTTGCAACTTGGACAAATAGCTTTACAGAGGGGCCATATCTTGCTTATGAAGATATGCAGATATTCGAAGCAACTAAGGTTTATTTGGATGGATTAGGTATTAAACTTATAGCAATAACACCAGTTGCGTCTAAAGCAGTGAGCGTTTTACTCGATGCTACAGGCCTTAATACAATGTCAGCTCAGTACAATTCAATACTCCCTTCTTTAGGTATAGATGTAATTGATGAAAACGGAGTGATGAGGCAAGGAACCGAATATATCGCCGATTCATTCATGAAAGATGACACGCACAAGAATGATGACGGTCAGATATATTTAACCGAATACGGAATAATCCCCGGATTCGATAGAATTTTTAACATGAGGCGCTAAAATGGCGGGAATAAACGAAGAAATTAACGAATTAGCTAACGAGCTACAAATAGGAACGGTTACCAATAATAAATATCTTATTATTGGTAAAAATGGGGAGCTAAAACTTAACACAAGTGCATTACCATCATATTTCGTTGGTCAGTTAGGGTACGACCCAGACTCTTTAACCGTTGTTGCTGATACAGGTATAAATGGTGTACGTGTACAGCTAGGTCAAGAAGAAATGTTTCTTGTATACAATGATTCAGGCGCTCAAATTGATAACGGCAAGGCTTGTTACGCCTCGGGTGTTGACGCTACAAACAAAGTACTGACAATAGGGTTAGCTGATAATTCAAGCCCAATTACATCAGCCCAAGTTTTAGGCCTTGCAACTCATAATATACCTAATGCCTCTCTCGGCCTTGTTACTTGCAGGGGGATTGTTAGAGATTTTGATACTAGTTCATTTTCTGTAAGTGGATTAATTTATCTTGGAACCTCTGGAAATATGACCCAGACTAAACCATTGTATCCAGCAGAGCGAATAATCATGGGTTCAATTATAGAGTCTGACGTTTCCACTGGTCAAATTCAGGTTGCCACCACTAAAGCCCCGAGAGGAAACGCAAGTCGCTCTTATAGCTTCAACGCTACAAACTCAGGTATTCACTATGTAGCGGGCTTTTATGATTGGAGCACAACCGATGCAAACCTTACTCAAGCAAGCGCAAGTATTTTGTATGGTGTTGTGGGCAGAACTAAAGCGGCTCACGTTGGAATAGTCCCAAGTGGTGCCGGTGTTGTTGATACTGGCGTGGTCGGAATTAGAGTAACTGGAACGCTTGATAGTGAAACGGGAATTCAAACAGCCGCTCAAACTATGGTTATCAATGCCGACATAACAACACTTACATTGAATGAAATGGAAGAGACAACAGGAAAGTTTTCCGGTCAGGTAACAATAGAGCTCTATGTTGTTTCTGGATCACCCGTAAATTATAGCTTAGATTTTAACTATGGCTTCTCAAAGTATGAGGATAAGCAAAACATAGATATGACTATAATTGCTTTTGAATCAGAGTGGGAAGGCGGGAACACTGATACCGGAATGGATATGGCGTTAAAACATCAAAAGTCTACAAATTGGGTGTATGCCGCTACAGGTTTTGTAGCTGGTAATGGTGACATATGCAGACGAACAGTAGATCAAGCTATCGATAGTGATGTAGCCAATGGTGAAGAGGGCGCATATAAAAGAACAGGGTTAAACACCTTTATCGCTGGACTTTCTGGTCAAGAGGGTGTAATTATAGAAATAATTACAGGCTCACCTAATTCTCTTGATAATTGTAATCTACATATAATTGCAGTGAATGAGAGTCTTTAACAACATAACCGCCTGTTATTATTTTAACACTTGAATAATAACAGGTAAGCGGTA